AGCACGGGGCTGTCGAGCGGCGCCTGCGCTGCGGCCGGTTTCGTCCACGGTCCCCACACACCGCCCTTCTTCTCGCGCACCCACAGGCTGCCGGGGACAACGGTGTCGTTCTGGTCGCGCGCCTCGACCACCAGGTTGTTATTGGCCGGCGGCACGGCCGGCGGATCGGAACTGTAGACCCACCCGACAAAAGCGTGTCCGGCTACTGGCGAGCTGGTGGCGGTGCTGGCCGCATAAAACGATCCTGGATACCAAAGCTGGCTATCGAAATTAGTGACGATCTGTGACGCCTTCTCACCACCCATTGTGTTGAGCGCGTCATCGACATTGGTGGCGCCGGTGCCGCCAGCGATGATTGGACGCGGGATATTAAGATCCTGCTCAACGTCGGCGATGAAAATGTTGTACTTGTTACTCTCGATCGACTGATCGGGAATACCCTGAGTGCCGGCCGGGATATGATAGACGTTTGAACCGTCGCGCGGCATTACTGACCCCCCTGCTGATTGATCAGCGCCTGCGTAATCGCGTTGCGCATGACAAAGTTTTGCGCTGGTGTTCCTGGGTAATAGAGCGGATCAGCATCGCTAGCGGCCTGCGCCTCGCGAAACATCGGCGAGCGTTGCCGTACCAGATTGCCAGCCTCTTCAGCGGCGCCGCGTCGCAACGAACCAGCGCCAGCGCGCATGCCGCTGGCAGTAGCACCAGGCAAAGCAAAACCGATAGCACCACCGACCGGGCCACCGACAGCATGACCAAGGTAGGCCATGCCTGTACTGATTGGAGTAAGACGCGACAAGGCGCCGACAATCCCACCACCGCCGGTGAGCGCGTTGGCGCCGCCCTCGAGCGCGCGCACCCCGCGAGATCCGGTTTTTGCGGCATCGAGCGCAGCAATCTCTTCTGGGACGAAACCACGCGGGCGCTGCGTCGTGCTCTCGACGGTGCTGCGCAGCTGATTGGTCAATGCGCGTTCTGGATCAGAGGCGTTGGCTGACTTGCGCAAGATAGTGTCGACAATGCTGCCGCGTTTGCCGGCGGCGTAATCGGCAACGCCTTTCTGCAAGGCATCGTTGCCGGTCTTGTCGAGATGATCGTAGAGCATCGAACGCGCCTGCATGGCGCCGCTTTCGCCTTTCTTGCTGCCGGCGCTCGTTGCTTGGCGAAACTCATCGATGTCCGCTGGCGTGATCAGTGGCCGGGTCTTGGTCTTGTCGAGCAAGACATCGATCGCCTCGTGCGTGACCGGCGCTGCTTTTTCGTACTGGCCGCTCGAGGCAAGCTTGGCCTTCATGTCGTTGGCGAGCTGCGCGATCGAGTCCGGCGAGTAGACCACCGGCGCATTGCGGTACTCGCCAAATCTGCTGGCGCCTTTGTCCAGGAGCTGCTGGCTCGTCGGCGCCGATAACACCTCGCGCGCAGGGTTCTCGGCAAAGTTAAGCGGGATCCTGGTCGCCGCGTTGACGCCCTCACCCACCGCGCTGCGCGCCAGGCTGGTGCCAGGCAACACGCCTACCGCGCTGAGAGCTGCTTTTCCGTAATCGCCCTCACCGGCGTAGTGCTGCACATCGGCGCCCGCCATCAACGGGCCGGCCGGTGTCAACCCCAAGACGTCGCGCGCACCGCGGCCAAACTTTCCGGCCGTGTACGGATCCGCGCCGGCGCCACGAAATAGGTCCGATGCCCACTGGCCGACCCGCTCGGATGGCGATGGCGTGTAAGGTTTCAGTTCGCCAAAGGGTTGGTTGAACTGTGGTGGCGGCTTATCGGGACCGGCGATCGGATCAGTATAGGCCTCCCATGGCGCCGCCTCGGCCGGCGCCGCAGTAGGCGGAGCTGAGGCGGTTAGCGGGTCTTGAAAATCTTCCCACGGCCTCTCTTCACTCACTGGATCTTTCTCCAGCTCATGGGATCGCGCGGATTGCCGCCGATATATTGGTGGTTGCCTTTCCGCTCGCCGATGTCAGGCGCATACGATGAATTGTCTCCTTGTGCGCGCCACGCGGTAACCGGCGCGTTGACTTTGCGTTGCGCCGTCTCGAGATCACGGCGCAGCTGCGTCTCAAGATCATTCAACGCCGCATCGTAATCCTTAGGTTTTTGATTTGGATCAATTCGCGCCTGTGCAACCTGCGCCTTGTCGCCTTCGACGTTTGAAATCTGACCGCCGCCCTTAAGGGTGTTGTATGCAGTCAAGAATGTTTTGCCGACCATCTGATCGTTGATCTTGCCAAAGGCATAAGCGTCAGTGCCGGGGAATTTTGTCGTCACGCTGCTGGCCGGACCAAGGCCGTATTCCCGGCCAGGATGCGTCCGCGCCTGTTGGATCGCTTTAATCGCATCATCGAACTGTGGCGTCGCCTTCTGAACGGCCTCGACAGCGGCGACTTGCACGGGCGCTTGCAGCTCGGCCCATTTTTCCGGCGCAATGCCGGCCGGAACGGGCGGCACGTTGGGTGTGCCGCTGCGCTGCGGACTTTGCGGTGTGCCAAGCGCCGGATCGGTTTGCTGCGGCGGCGGCTGCCCTGGCTGCTGCTGACCAGGCTGACCGGTCGCAATGAGGCCTTGGCGCGTCTTCGCCAGTTCCGCCTTGGCCTTCTCCAAGTCGACACGCTTCTGTTGCGCCACAACGGGATCGTTGGCGCGCTCGGCCTGGTCTTTCTCGATCGTCAGTCGCTTGATCGTCTGGTCGAGTGCCCACTCAGGCTGCTGTGTTTTGAGTTCATATTCACGCTTCGCCTTGATGTTCTCGTTGTAGACCGAGAGCCGGTTGGCGTAGTCGGCGTCCTGCTCCTTCTGCCGCTGCTGCCGGAAGGTGTCTTCCTGTTGATACTTCTGCTGTGCGTACGCCCGATCGTCGGGACTGAGCATCGGGTCAGTCGCCTTCTGCATCCAGTAGTCCATGCTCTTCGACGGACCCAAGTCGGGCGCCCGCGTCGGCGGCCTGCCAGGATCGGGAAACGGCGGCGCACCCGCCTGTGGCGGGATTAGATCCTGCGATGGACGCTGCGCGTATGTCGGTGGCGGGGGCTGCTGCGGAGTTTGCGGACCAGCTTGCGCCAGGACGTCACCGGGCCCGCCGACCGGTGCCGGCTGAATGTCGGTCATGGTCGGTTGCGGCCCCTGCGCAGCGATCGGTGCCACGGCACCGGCGCCGGTGGGATCTGCCAACGGCACATCAGGCGATTGCTGCGCTGCAATAGCGGCCGCGATCGCATCGCGCGGGTCGCCACCCTGCGGCGAGCCTGGCGGCGAACCTGGCGGCGTACCTGCCGCGGGGGTAGGCGCGCCCGTCAGTGCGCCCATTGGCTGCAGGGTGGGGAGAGATACATCTCCCTGCACACCGGCCCTCCCAAGGGCCGCTGTGGGCCGCTGCGGCAGGGTTGTGCGGTTGGTCATTCCGACGACATCAGGCAGATAATCGTCGCTGGTAGCCTGCTCCTGCGGTTTTTGCTGCGACTGCGAAAGCAGGGCCTGGGTCACCAGGTCGCGCGCGTCTTCTGGCGGTGCGCCGCCCTCGCGGCCGCTTGGTCCGGCCCGACCACCGACCGTGGCACTGCCGGTGTCGCCACCCTGGGCGATCTGCTTGTTCGCGTAGGCCGGATCATTGTTCTCGCGCGCGTACTGCTCGGTGCGCTGCGCCATGTATTGCGGCGCCGGCTTGAGATAGCCCTGCAGGAAAGAGATCGCCGCACCGCTAGGCGAGGTGTCGGGCCGGTTCATCTCCGCATTGGCGCGCGCGTACTGTGGATCCTGCAGCCGCTCGGCCAGGAACTTGCTCTGCAGGTTGGGATCCCGCCAATCACTCCCGGGCGCGTTCTTGTCGATCCAGTTGACGTAGTTGTTCCACTCGTCACCGCCCTCTTGGTAGAGGCCGTGCGCATAGCGCGCCTCGCCGGAAAATCCCGGCTGGTCGGGGTGGCGCAGGTTCGGATCAAAGCTGCTCTCATCGCGCACGTTGCGCTCGATGCCGCTGATCGCCGCCGGCGACTGTCCGCCGCGCGACAATGCCGCCTCCATCGTGGCGCGGACACCGCTCGTCGTGCGCGGATCTCCGCGCGGTAATGCCACATCCGGCGCCGGCACGGGGCCAGCCTGTTTCACATTCGCCTGCATCGAGGCGAGCTGCGGCAACGCCATGGTGTCAGCATTGACTGCGTTGTTGCCGCCGGTCAGTGGCGCCGGCGCGTTGGGATCCTGCGACACCGGCTGCACGAGCGCCGCGATGCGATCGCGCACTGACGCTGGCGGCGTGTCCTGCACTGGTGGCGGTGTTGCCGCGGCAAACCGGTCACTGAAAGACGGCTGCTCGCTGGTTGCAGCGACAGTTGTTGGCCAAGGCGCCACCGGCGCTGTATCGGAGAAGCCTGCGACTGACGTCGTCGGCGCCTCGTCCGTATCCATCGTGCTAGCCGCCACCACCGGTGCCAGCGTGTCACCCTCGCCGGCGTCACTGGTTTTTGCGGGCGGCGGTGATGCTGGCGGTGGTGTTGCCGGTGGCGCCTGCTCCGACGGCGTGTAGGTTGTTGCCGGCGCCCCAGCACCGCTGCGTAACGCGCCGCTGCGCCTTAAAGCCTCGGCCTCGCGGCGTTGCAATCCCAAGTCCGACAACGCTTCGCCGATACTCTGCCCCAAGTAAGTCAGGCCTTCGCCTTTGTTCTTGGGAAAGCCGCCTTGCCGAGACGCCAGCGCCTGCGCGATTGCGCGCCGCTGCTTGAGCTGCTCGTAGCTCAGTCCAGTACTGCCGCCGAATATGAAACTGCCAGCGTCCTCGAGTGCCATGTCACGCCGCCATTCCTAAAACGGAACCCAACTTGCCGCCGTCGATGTACTTACGGCCTTTGTGTTCGATCACCGCGCTCGGATCGATCTTCTCGACGTCCTGCGCCATCGGGCCGACGTGCATGACCGATGCCGGATCTCCCTTGTAGCTGTACTTGTAGATCGGCAGCTCATTGTCGTTGCTGTGCGGCGTCAGCACACTGCCAAGCTTGGTGATGTTCTCTTTCTCGCGCACGTCCGACAGCAGCCCGATGCCGCCTTTGAGAATGCCGCCCATGAGGCCGTACATGCCGGCCTGCTGCTGCTGGTAGTTCTGGTTCTGCTGCTGGTAGATCGACATATCCTGCGAGAAGCGATTGTTGATGAGGCCCGCAACATCCGTTGTTGGAATTTGATTATTCGGCGTGTTGACGAAGTTCGGGTTGTTGATCTGCGAGCCCGACAGCAGCGAGCTGATCTCGTTGATCGGCTGGTTGCGCTGCGCGTACTGCTCGTTCATGTACTGGTTGCGCGCCATATTCTCGGCGTTGAAGCCGGTCTGCGCTTGCGCCACCTGCTGGGCGAGGCCAGCGTTGGCGTAGTCAGCGCGCGCACCGGCCTGCTGGAAGCTGGCCGCCTGCGCCTGATTGGCAAACGTGCCGCGCCCCTGCTGTTGTTCGTACTGCTGTTGCTGCGCGGCGTTCTCGAACCCGGCGCGCTGCGCCGCCATGTCCATCATGCGCTGCTGTTCTTGTCCCGCCTGACTGATCGCACCAAAGCGCGCGTCATTGGCCTGACGGGAATAGTTCATCATCGCGTCGGAGTAAGCCTGACTGCCGTAGCGAATGCCTTGGTCGGCAAGCTGCTGCTCGATGCCCTGCTTCTCGATGGCGAGCTGCGGGTTCATGCGCGCCATCAGCGCGTCCTGCACGTTCTGCCGATCGGCGGAGAAGTCGCCGGCACCGTAGCTCTTGGTGATGTCGCCGGCGTCGCCAAACGTCGACTGTTGCTGGCCAACATCGCCGAATGTTGTAGCCGCCTGCGGGATGCCAGTAATGCCGCTGGGATCCCCCGCCGCCGGCGCGTTGCCAAGGTCGATCTCGCTACCCAGCAACTTGCTCAAGCGATCGCTTTGCGTGTTGGCCAAGCCGGCCAAGTTAAACTTAGCAGCGTTGGTCTGATCTTGGATCGCCTGCTGTTGCGGTGACAGCGACGTCGTCGCTGTGAACTGCGGGATGGAGATGTTGGTGCCGGTATAGGGATCGGTCCAGTTGTAGGTGTTAGTTTGGTCGTAACGCAGCGAGCCGTCAGGCGTGTTCTGGTTAGTGTTGTTGAGGAATGCATTAGTGATCGCCGTCGCGACGTTGGTCGACGTCGAGGCGCGCGCCGTGTCGACGGGATTAGGCGCAGCAGGTGCTGACGGTGCGGAGCCCTTACCCATGTCAGTAGTTTCCTGGGTTTAATCCTGGCGGCAGAAGGTTGGCATTCGGCGGTTGGACGAGCGGACCTTGCCCCAGCGCCTGCGGCACGTTTGGTTGCGGTCCCTGCGGCATACCTGACGCCGGCGTCGGCGGCATCATCTGCGGTGGCGTCTGCGGCAGTGGAGACGGCGCAACGCCGGCCTGCTGCATCAACCCCCCCGGTGCCTGACCACCAGGAGGCGGCATGGCGCCAGCGGCGGCGAGCGGATCCTGCGGGTTAGGCATTGTCGAGCCCAGGTTATTGGGCGGTGGCATTGCCGGCCGCATGCCGCCATAGCCAGATCTTTGCTGCGGCATGCCAGTGTTTGGCGGCGGGTTGGCGACGCGCATCAGCGCCTGGGTGATAGCGTTGCGCTGCTGGTCGGCGCCACCACTGCCTCCTCCACCGTATGGTGTGGGTGCTGCGGCATAGTTGATTGGCATCACGCGGCCTCCTCTATTGGGGCATCATCCAAGTGATGCTTGAACCGTTTGTTAAAGCGATTGCCGATCCACGCTTCGTAAGTGAGACAGCACAGAACGCCATCTTTGCCGCGGCCAAACATGCGTGGGATCTTAATGAAATGATAATCGTAAGCGGCAAGCTGGCGCAGCAGCCGCTCGTTCTCGACCGGCGTTCGCTGCACCAGCATCTGCACACCGACCTGCACGAACGGGTAGCGGTACATGCGCTCGATGGTGCTGCGCGTAAGCCAATGCGGATCGATCGATGCGCCGTGCATCTCGATGATGCCGAAATCCTGATCGTAGTTGGTGTAGACGAGGCCGGCGATCAGCACACCATCCTCGCGCAAGACGCCAATGGTGCGCGCGTCATCGCCAAACTGGCGTACATGCGGGATCAACTGCGCAACGAACTGCGCGACAACTCTGTCTTCGCCGAATAAATAGCGATACATCATCACGCGCCTACGTTGTTGTAGTCCTGATAATTCTTGTAGATCGGGAACCTGCTTTTCAGCGGTGCCGTCTGCATCATCGGCGGCAGATTATTGACGTTGCCCAGACTTTTTTGCTGATTGTATTGGGACAAAGCCGACTGATACGCCTGAATGTCGAATGGCTGGCCGTTCTCGTCCAGGAACATGCTGTTGTCTGCCGCAGCCGGCGTTGCCGCCGCCGTTTGCGCCGCGGTGTTAGCCGTAAGCCGCTGCGCGATCGCATCACGTCGCGCGTTGAAGTCGTACTTGCCGCCCTGCGCCAGGACACGCAGCGCCTCAGGATCAACAATGCCGCGCTGATCGCCGTACACCTGCGTCAACGGGATCGGTCCACCATAAACGCCATTGCCGGCGCTCATCGCCGACGGACCCTGGAACGGCAACGGCATGCGTGTTTGATCGATGTTGCCGTAGGTCACCGGATGGTTTTCCGCCTGCCATGTGGAAACGGCGTTCTCTGACGCCGGCAGGCCGTGAATGTAGGCCGGCGCAAACAAGCCACCCATCGCGCCCTGTGGATTGTAATCCTTGTACAACCCCGCCAGGACAGAGGCGTTGTCGGTCGGAGCTGGCGCGTCTGCTGGTGTATCGACCATAGTCTCGTCCCTAGACGTTGACGCCTAATCGCTCGAATGTCGCGGCGACCGAGATCAGCTCCACATTCGGCCGCGCCGCCTGCGCCACCGTCACCTGCACCACCGGCGCATGCGAAAACCCGGTTTCGCCGACTGATACCCAACCGGTGTTCTTCACCACAGGCAGCGCCAGTGACGGCTGGTCCCACAACGCCGTATCCCACAAGCCCTGATCCCAAACATCCGCCACGCCAGGATCCGGCCCCGCCGGTGGCGGTTGTGGGACGCGGATATCGTAGTCGGTGCAGGCGGTGATCTGCGGCTGGAACGGTTCGGCACTACCGGCTGTGAACGAGGCGCGCGCCTGGTGCCAGACGCACTGCGCTGCGGCCGATTGAAACATCTCCCAGCCACCAACCAAGGTGGCAATGTACGGCTTGCCGTCATCGTAGCCGGTACGGTCGGCCTGCATGATGATGCCGTCTTGCGTTCCAAAAAACAGGTTGCCGCGCGTATACATCCAGCAGGTGGCATCGTAACCGACAAAGCGACACCAGGCGCCGCTTGAAGAATTAGCGACCAGGCAATGGCGGTCACCCGGCGCGCCGCCAGGGACAGCAACAAAGACGCCGCCGTACTCGTCCCACTTTTTTAACGTCCACGGCGCGGCAATCTTGGCGGCCACCTCTTGCCGCCACAACGGCTTGATCGTGCGGGTAACGGCGGCCAGCTCGAGCTGCTCTGCCGTCTTGGTGATCGCCTGTGAAATCGGAATGATGCCGTCGACCGTGGCGATGAGCAGGTCACCACCGATCGGCAGATGCGCGTTCTTGCCCATGGGCGGGCTCACCGCGTAACGGCCCTCCTGACGCCAGTTGGTTGCCGTCGACGGGTCGCTACCAGAAAAGATAATCAACTCACCCTGGTCGGTGCAGAAGACGCACTTGTCATCGATGCCGTCGCCGGCGTCGATCGACCAGGCCGCACCAAACAACAGGTTACCGCCTTTAGTCGTCGCCCCAGACAGCGGGATCATCTGCAATGCGCCCTGCACGGCATTGAGCGGCAGGTACCAGGCGTTCATGCTGCCGCCTTCAATGAAGAACCACCTGTTTCGGTACTTCCAGACGCAGGTAAGGTTCCTGCCGGCAACAACGGTAGATCCTACCGGACCAGTAATCTGGCCGGCATTGAAAACTGTCCAAGTCGTGCCGTTGTACTGCAGCGGCGCATCGCCGGCGTCGTTGACGGCAATGAGATAATCGCCGCCCTGGTTGGCAAGTTGCGAAGCGGAATAGTTGCCGGATCCCTGACTGTCTTTAATCAGCGTCGGCGTTCCGCCAAAGGTGACGTCATAAAGTTTTGTGGCATTAGCGGCAAACATCTTCTGCACGTCGGCACTGAGATACTCGAAACCAGAAATGATCGGATCTTCTTCGGGCAGCACAGCCCACCTCTCGCAGCCGCCGCGCAACTTGACGCCACGCAATGTCGGCACCCAGTTGTCGCAAATGATGGCGGCACCCGGCTGCATGAACGTAAAATTTTCGTTCTGGATAATGCCGCGCGTCGGCGCCGCGATCGTCGTTGTCTGCAGCTGCTGCGCCATCTGCGGCGGCACTGCCTGGCGCTTGAAGGCCTGGACAATGCTCATGACGACGGCACCGGGAAGGGATAGGCGGTACTGGCGACAACGCTGGCAGAGATCGGCTCACGACCGACCAGGATCGGCGAAGGGCTGTCGTTGCCCATGGCGAGCAGCATAGCGTCGCCGTAGGTGCCAAGATCCTCAGAATAGGGCGAGCCTTTCTGCGCCTTCCACTGCCAAATCATGCCCAGCTTGAGCAACCGGTCGCCCAACAGAAAGCTGTCGTTATCAGTCAGGAAGGTTTCACCAAGGCCGCCGCTCGCCAGAGCGATGGGGTTCTTACTGAGGTAGGCAAACGTCGCCGTGACGCCAACCGGCATCGGCGGGTGGATATGCATCTGGCCACCGTAGATAATCCACTCGCCGCGGCTATCGTAGTAGCCACGCGCGCGGCGCTGCATCCATTCATCCAAATCGGGAAAGAAGCGCATCGGTGACATCGGCGTGTTTGATCGCCAGACGTTCGCCGTAAGCAACATGCGTTTGAAGTTGGCCGGCAGATTAAAGGCTGTCGTGCCTGGATTAGTTAACGTGGCATCACCAGGAAACGATACACTCTGTTTGAGCTGTTGCCACTCGCGCGTATCGTAAGCGATGCGCTGCGCAATCTCGTTAGCGAGCGCCAGCATCTCCGCCATGGTGCGGTTGCCAGCGATGCTTGCGAATACCGACGTCGGGATGGTGACCCCAACAGGCGTGCAAACATCCCTGACAACCGTCAACAACGACATTCGTCATGCGACTTTCTGCTGGGCCTCTGTTGCCATTCGCACTAGCGTCTTGCGGTTCAGCGAGCCATGCGGTTTGTGACCAGTGTTGGTCGTAACGAAATCACGCAACTGGTCGAGGGTCATGCCGGCAAACTGATTATCACCATCGACTTTTTCACCGGCGTTGCGGTCTTGATGCCGCTTGAGGTCTTCTTCGATGATGGCGTTGCGCGCTTTGAGCGCCTCCAGCTCTGCCGCCATGGCCAGGTTTGGCGCGTTGCTCTTGCTCTCGGCGATATACTCTTGCGCTTTGTTTTTCAGATCTCGTCCGCCGTGTCCGAGATTTTTGAGCTCTTGGCCGTCAACATGTGCCAGCGCCTCCAGAGTGTAGATGTTGAGGGCGCGTAACTCGGCCCGACGAGCCTCTGTAAGAAAGGGCACATGCGCCAGCGGCGTCCCCGATTTGGTTTGCGCTGTCTGCGCCTTGAACTGTTGATACTGCCGGCGAAACCGCTCGGCATACGTCACTGCCGTCTGCTCGCCCGTCTCAAAGTTTTCTGACCAGTGCGAGAACGCAGTCGCTGGAAACACCGACATATTGCGTGAGCCAGGAAAGCGGATCTCGACAACCTCGATATCCTCGTAGATCGGTCGGCCCTCCTTCAGGGAGGCGGCCTCGTTCTTTTTGGCAAAGTTCTTAAACAGAGCAACGACGGCGGCATCAGGATCTCTTGCGGGCATTCTGCATTCTCCCTTGTGAAGAGGTCGCCGCCGGCTGAGGGCAAGGGACACCCTTGAAGACGACGACCTCCGTTTACCCAGCCTTACGCGGCCGGATTACTGTCATAGAGCCGCCAGTTAAACATCGGATTGACCTGGGTGAGTTCACCCATCCAGCCGATGAACTGCGCGATCGCGTCCTTATCGATCGGCATCTGACCGTCGCCATCGAACAAGTTGTCGAAGTTTCTGTTCGGGTGATACCGCATGCGGAAACTGTCGGTATTCAATCCGAATGTGGTGTTGGCCGGCATGTTGGAGCCGATGCCGCCGTCGAGCACGATCTCGGCGCGCTTACCGCCACCGATGTATTCGATCGCACTGAAACCAAGTTGGCCCAGGCTGGTCGAATTGGTCTGCCGCTGGATGGCAACAGTCGCCGCATCGTAAGCCGCGTAATGCTCGGGCGACATCACCAGCAGGTCGGCGTAATCCTTGCCGCGTGACTGTTTGGTCATGACGTAGTTGAGCATTGGGCGGATGGTCGTCGCACTGACCTGTGTCGAGCCGGCCAGGAACGAGTTGGCGTCGTAAGTTTTGGTCTGCCAAATGACGGCAGTGGCGCGATCAATGCCGCCATAGACACCGCTGTTAGTGACGATCGGCACGGCGGTGGCGAGGCCAGTGATCTGCTTGCCGCCGTTGGCGGTGCCGTCACTGTAAATTGCCGCGTCCATTGTATCCTCGAGGGCGCGTTCGGCAGCCGCGATGTAGCTGTCGTAAACGTCCATGAGCTGGGCGCTACCTTCGTTGTTCAAGATCTCCTGCATCGACAGGATGACCGGAACGACAACCATCTTGGGATCGAAGTAGGCATCGTTGAACAGATCGAGTGCCGGATTAAGCAACTGATCATAACCACTGTACCACTGCGCGACCTGCTTGGAGATCTGCAGCGTCTGGCGAATGCGCGGGCCACTGTAAGTGTGCCAGAGGCCCTTGCGCTTCATCACCGCAAGCATTGCGTTGTTATTGGAGACGAGATCTTCGTAGCCGCTCGAGCGGTCCTCGAGCGCCATGCTGAGTATCTGTTGATACGCAGCATTCGTGTTGATGTTTGGCATTACGCCACCTCAGATTAGACGCCGCCGTTCACGCGCGTGATTGCGCGTTGAATAGCTTCGCGTCGGCCAACTTGCTTGTCGCCCTTGCGCTTGACCGGCGGGCCGTCTGAGGGACCGCTATCGGGAGCGCCATGGATCGACTTGTCGGATCGGGTCTGAGCCGGCGTGTTGCGGGTCTGAGCCGCGTGTGTTTTCGGGGGTCTTAGCCGGTATGCACGTTGGTAGGCCTCTTCCAGGCTGAAACCAAATTGCAATTCCTGCTCGATTAAATCCCCTAATTCATCAAACCCTGGGTGGCTGTCGGCAAAGACGTCGACCTGCGACCGGGTGTGATTGAACCTGAGGCCAGTATGCAGCTCATTGATCGTAGATTTCAAGTCGGCCACCTCACGGTGGAGGGAGCCGATCTGGTGCTGGGCTGCCTGCTGCGAGTTTTGCTGCTGCGTCAGCTTATGCTGCTCGGGACTTTGATTGAGGATGTGGTAGGCGACATCGCGTAACGAGATCTTCTGGCCGTTCTGGGTGCGCAGGTTCAGGTTGTTGACGATGACGTCGAGGCCACCGACCAGGTCGGTGCGCAACTTCTGCTCCATCGAAACGTAGTTGGTCAGCGCCTTGTCGAGCGTCGTCCCGTGTTGCGTCGCCATCTCGTGAAAGTGGCGTATGCTGTTCATGGTGTCGTGGTCGCCGCGGAGCGTTTTGTATGCGCCGTCAAACTCTTTGGCCATGCGGTAAACTTCGCCGCGGACGCTTTCGGGTGCTGCTGACCACTCTGCTTTACCGGCCTCGTTCCAGCGCCCTGGCGGCTCTCTATAGGGCGCAGTCTCGGGAAGAGGCGCGACGGGTTTTTTCGCAATCTGCGGAGGCTGCGTACCAGCAGGATCCACTGGCGCTGCAACGTCTGCAGCAGGCGCTTTTGCAAAACGCCCGCCCTCCCTATGCCGCTCTTGCGGCGGCTTACGCAAATCTAGCGGAGCCTCGGAGGGTTTCGCCTCCGTCTTCGCCGCTTTGCGCGGTGCTGGGGTTTTCTCCTTTTCTGGGGTATTTGCCCGCTCAAACGCTTTGCGAATACTTTCACGGCGGGTTTCAGGCCTGCCATGGCCTCGATCCAGACCATCAACCGGCTTTTCTGGAGCCTGATCACCCACCGGCTGCGGGGCGTTCACCGGGTTCTGATTGATGGGGACTTCGTTGGCGGGAGCAGATGGCGCAGAGGGTGGCGCCGCCGGCGCGATATTCGTGTCTGACATATTCGGAACCCCGAATTGATCTAGGTCAAATGCCTAGATCGGTGACCAGCCCTATATTTATCCAGTGCAGTCTTCAGCGACTGACGGCGCTTTTCTTTCTCTTCCCGGCTGTCAGTCGCTCTTTTCTTCGGCTTGAACTTTTCGGTGCCAACCTCGATGAGGCCATGCGCCCGACCAACAGCGCGAAAGGCCGCCTTGCTCGTATAAAAGCGGCCGTCAACCTGTTCTGTTGGATCCATGATATCGGAGATGACATAAGGCCGCGGCAAAGCACTGCGCGCCGGTGAAAAGGTTTCACGTGAAACCTTCCAACGACCTGGCTCGACCTCAACCAGCTTCGACATCCATCACCCCGCGACGACTAGCGCGCGCGTATCCGCCGCTTCTTGGCCTTGGCCTTCTTTTTGATCTTGCCGTTGGCCTTGCTGGCCTTGCTGGCCTTGGCCATCTTCGCCTTGGCCTTGCTCGCCTTCTTAGCCTTTTTCTTGGCCTTTTTCTTCTTCTTGCGTTTTGGCGGGATCACCTCGGACCCTGGCGGCTCGTTGATACTCGGAATATTCGTCTCAGCCAGCACCGCCGGCGGAGTTGCCGGCACGTTTTCTGGATCTCCACGCATATCAATCTCCCTTGGGTTAAGTTTCCTACCACCTGCCAGGTATTGCATACATTTTGCGACCAAACTCCAGCGCACCTGGATCTCCAAAGTCTGGCAGATGGAAGTCGTTGTCTCTGTAGAACGTGTCGTACCCGGTAAACCTAAGCGCAATGCGCTCGGCAGGCATCTTGTAATTACCGCGGCGCAAGACTGCCGCCGTACCTGTGAATACAAACTGGCCGGTGCCAACCGGCAGGTTTCGGATCCTGATGAGCCCAGTGTCGCTGCCGCTGAAGACAAACGACACCGGCGTGGCGAGCAGGAC